AATGGTCAATGGTCAATAACACTAACGGCAACGGAGATGGATGCAGAGCAGGTCGGGTTAGCGATTACCCACTCCACTGCATTGCCGTTATACAAGACGTTTAGGACGGTGTAATGTTCCCAATAAAGCCTAAGAAATCAAGACCACGTAAACCATCGGCACGAGAGTTGTTTATAGAGCGTGCCAAGCGTGAGGGGCGTATAGAGGAGTACACCCGCAGATACAAGGAGAATAAGGCTGATCCTCGTTACACGTGGCGTGAGGCGGCTCAGAAGGCTATGGACGACATGGGGTTTATCTCCATTGAGTTAGAGCGAGAGATGCACGAACGGTTCATGCGGTTTGGTAATGCGGGGATACCGGAGCAGTTAGTTGCTGCTCAGGAACAGATACAACAGGGGGAACTGATAAATACACTAGGTGAGTTTGACATTAACGAGTCAGAGTTACCAGTGGATATTGCCTTTGTGTTCCATAACTTACATAAGGCTATAGGAGAGCAGTCACAGTGGAAGGTTACACCGGGTGAGGCTCCCTCTCCTGGTGCATGGAACATGCTTATATGGGCATCGGAGAACCAGACTAAGTTCTTCGATAAGGTGCTTGGTGACAAGCTAAAGCAGGGAACTAAGGGTGAAGAGCAGGGGATGCGCGACACAGGAGAAAGTATTGAACAGATAGAGCAAATGCTCGGACAACTTTCGGAGGTGTCAAATGAAAAAGATGTATTACAGAATGGGGACGCTATTCTTCACAGTTAGCACAGTTTATGTCTGTGCTCTTATTTGGAAGACGTATGTATGGTGGCAGTGGTTACAGTCATTGCAGAATATACTAGATGTGAATAACAAGGGAATCATGCTTTGAGTCTATATGACCAAGTGCCAAAGACGCTTAAGGAGAACCTTGAGTATCGTATGGAATTGTTGAAATGGGCTGATACCCCAGAGCGACAACGTACTCTTTGGACTGCTTGTAAGCATGACATATTGTTTTTTATCAATGCGTTTTGCTGGTTATATGAACCTAGAAACAACCGACTACGTGGCACATCTAGCAATGTGATCCCGTTTATAACCTATGGCTTTCAGGACGAAGCGTTCCTGACGATGCACGAGGGTTTAGGGGATGACGATATAGGGCTAGAGAAGTCTCGTGACCTTGGTGCTACGTGGATGTTTCTTACTTTGTTCTTTCATCACTGGATGTTTGATGACTTCTCCAGCTTTGGGATTATGTCTCGTACTGCTGATCTTGTGGATAAGCCAGGGAAGAAGGATACATTGATGTGGAAGCTGGACTTCTTGCTACATGGTGACGGTGGTAAGGGTGGATTGCCTAAGTGGATGCGTCCTAAGAACGTGTACCGCAGTAATATGCTGATGGAGAATCGGGATAATGGTGCTACGTTTGAGGGTGCCTCTACGACGGAAGACGCTTTCCGTGGTGGTCGTAAGAAGGCTATAGCGATAGATGAATACGCTGCTTTCCCCAATGGTGACGACTATAGAGCACTAGCGGCTACACAGCACGCTACAGACTGTAGGCTCTTTGTATCCACGCCTAAAGGTGCCTCTGGTGCTTACTACGACGTGATGCACACACCGAGTAACATGAAGAAGATTATCTTGGACTGGAAAGACCATCCTGACAGGGGTGTGGGCTTATATACCAGTAAGGACGGGATACTGAAGATACTCGATGAGGAGTACCGTTTTCCTGCTTCATATAAGCATGTACTCGATGGGATAGTGCGTAGTCCGTACTACGATCAGGAGTGTTCACGACCTGGTGCAACACCACAAACTATCGCTCAGGAACTAGATAGGGACTACGGTGGATCGGAGTATCAGATATTTGGGAAAGAGTTATACGAGTGTGGTAAGGAAAATATTCTTAATCCTTACCAAAAAGGTATACTTTTTTATGATGAAGAAACCCTAGAACCTGACTATAATGAAACAGAAGATGGGCCATTTGAAATCTGGTGCCATCGGGACTCTAGAGGGATTCCTGTTAATTCAGGGCAATACGTCATAGGCTGTGACATTAGTGCAGGTCTTGGTGGTGACTACACGAGTAACTCCGTAATGTTTGTTATGGATACAGTTACTGGGCAGCAGGTTGGCGAGTTTGCGACGAACACGGTGCGACCGGAAGCGTTTGCAGACATGTCTATTGCAGCGAGTAAATGGTTCAATAACGCCTATCTAATCTGGGAAATGAATGGACCACCAGGTGGTGCTTTCACGAAACAGATACTCGAACGTAAATATCCCTATATCTACTATCGAGAAATTGAGAACAAGACATACCGCAAGAAGACTCGGAACCCTGGATGGTTCAGTACAGACAAGAACAAACTTGCTGTACTCAGTCAGATGGCGGCGGCAATCAAGTCAGGTGAATACTGTGTACGCAGTAGCAAGCTGTTAAATGAGTGTCGTCAGTATGTTTACCGTAATGGTAAAGTTGTTCACTCCCGATCCGTTAGGACAATGGATGACAGTGCTAAGGGACAGGCACATGGTGACCGTGTTATCGCAGCAGCGATTGCATGGCACGCTGGTAAGGATCGTCCGGCAGTAAGTAAAGAGGACAGGGAAGACTATGAGGAAAACATTCCTTATGGTTGCATGGCGTGGAGATTTAAGGAACACGAGAGACGTAAGACAGCCCTGAAAGATGGATGGTAAATGGACCCTAATAGCCAACTACATCGTGCTCGCCTCCTCAAAGCGATAGAAAACTCTACACGAGTTCTTCGACCGTTTCGGGAAGTGCGTAAGAAATTAGTCAAGGACTTTGTGGGTTCCATGTATGGTTCTTCAGGTGATTCAGGTCGTCAAGACATCATTATGAACTTGATGTACCAGACGGCTGAAACGTATACGATGTCCTTAGCAGCAAACCGACCTCGTGTGTTAGTGACAGCCCAGCACACAGATGTAACATGGTTTGCTCATTCGTTCCAATTGGGGATTAATAACTTAATCAAAGAGATTCGGTTAGAAGATACATTGCGTAAGGCAGTGATGGATTCATTCTTCTCAATGGGTATCGTGAAGGTATATACGGCTGACGCTGGTTTGGTTGAGCTTGAGGGTGAAGACGCATGGGTAGACCCTGGCAAGCCATTCGCAGAGAACATTAGCCTTGATGACTTCTGTTATGACACAACTGCTTCTGAGTGGCGCAAGTCGTCGTTTGCACTAAACAAGTACCGTATCAGCAGAGAGAAGGTTCTCAATGATGGTGCTTACAACAAGAAGGTTGCAGAGGAACTGGACGTTGTAAGTCAGTATCCGGGATGGAATGCTGATTCTGGTGAAGTGCCGATCCGTGAGATGCTCAAGAGCGAGACGCAAGAAGCTGGCATAGAACCCATGATTGATCTGATGGATGTGTGGCTTCCTAAAGACAAGTTGGTGGTGACGTTACCAGTTGGTAAGAATACAGAGCCATTGCGTGTGGTCGAATGGGAAGGGCCGGAGAATGGTCCATTCCATACACTGAGCCTTACGTGTGAAGTGCCTGATAACATCATGCCTGTGTCCCCTGCAATGAACTTGAAGCCATTGCATGACCTTATCAATGGGTTGCTACGCAAACAACGACGACAGGCACAGAGACAAAAAGACATACCGTTTTACCAAGCAGGTCATCAAGACGATGCACGTCGTATTGAGAAGGCTAGTGATGGTGAATGGACACGGGTTGATAATCCTGACAGTGTGAATGTGATGAAGATGGGTGGCGTTGATCCACAGAATCAAGCCTTTTCTCATTCCATGAAAGACACGTATGACCGTATGGCTGGCAACCTGCAAATGATGGCAGGACTAGGGCCACAGTCGGACACACTAGGTCAGGACAAACTAATCCACGGTGCTGTGACCAAGCGTGAAGCGAACATGCAATATCGTGTGGTCGATTTCACTAGCAGGATTTGCAGAGATTTAGGTTCATTATTGTGGCATGACCAAGTACTTGAGATACCTCAAGACTTTGAAACGTCTGGCATCAAGGTGCGGGCTGATTGGACTCCTGAAGTCCGAGAAGGCGACTTCATTGATTACAACTTTGAGATTGAACCGTTCTCGATGATGTACAAGTCACCTTCAGAACGAATGCAGGGAATCTCAAGTTTTGTTACTCAGATTGCACTTCCAATGGAAGGCATGATGCAACAGTACGGTGGAACGATAGACATTCAAGAACTCGTTGAGATGTACGCAGAGTTGATGGATATGCCACGATTGAAACAGATCGTGAAGTTTGAAGAACCAAAAGAAGACCGACCAGGACCTACGCCACAGCAGCCAGCTAAAGCAAGTCATACTGTGCGGGAATCGGTTCGGAGGAGTGTACCCACAGGTGGTACTGCTGAATCACGAAGTAATGTGATGCAACAGGTTCTGCAAGGTGGACAACCAAATCAACAGCAGATGAACCAGATGGGTCGGGAGCAAGCAGTTGGGTAATCAATTTTTATGGAAAGACCCTGACGGTGTAAACCGTTGGCATGACCACAAACAACCTGCCAAGGAGTATCCGGCTGGTGCAGCAAAAGACAAGAGATGTGGCTCTAACGGCTGGGCTACAGGCCTTAAAAGCCTAGGTGCTGGAGTTCACTTCTCACAAGTTAAAGAGTTTCGTGAAGATGCGAAACAGAGTGGGTTCACAGGAGTAGAGTTCTCTAATGATGGTGAATGCGTATTCACTAGTCGAGGGGAACGAGCACGTTACCTGAAACATCGAGGATTAGTCGATAGGGACGGGGGATATGGAGACTAGACATGGCTGAAGAAATAAAAGAAATAGAACCGGATGAGGAGGTGACTTTATCTGAAGGGGACTTGGAGGTTATTGATTCCTTGGAGAACGACACAGAGTCGGAACCAGGGGTCAGTATCGAAGAAGAATCAACTGATACTGCCGAAGTTGAAGCAGTGTCAGAAGAAGACAATAGTGTTGAAGATTCCACTGTTGATGACGGTCAGACGTTTAATCCTGACCTAATATCTCGTGCCCAACAATATGGACTTGATCCGTCCGATTTTGGAACCGAGAAGTCACTGTCGTATGTAGTCAATCAATTTGACCAAGGGAATGCACAACTCTCCCAATGGAACAATTGGTATCAAGGCCAACAGCAACAGGGTGGCACCGAGGAACAACTACCTCAACAACCTCAGTTCTCTATAGAACTGGGTGATGATTACGATGACGGCTTAAAGGCTGCGATCAACGCAATGGCTGCAAACATGCAATCCCATTACGATGGTCAATTGAATTTAGTCGCTCAGAGTATTCTCGACCAGCAACAATTTGTGAACTATGCCCAACAGCAACAGTCACAAGAATACGCTGCTGGTGAATTGGAGCAGTTCAACACTGCTATTACTAACTTATCGAATGAAAACTTGTTTGGTTCGAGTGCTTATCAGGATTTGAAAGCTGGGTCACCTGAAGCTAAGAACATGGAATCTGTTTATGAGCAGATGACTGTTTTGGCTAATGGATACCGGAGTTCAGGTCGAGGAATGCCAGCAATGGATGACCTTGTTAAGCAGGCGTATCACTCAGTTTTTGCTGATGAAATTGGAAACCAAGACCGACAAAGCCGAAATGATCGACTGCGTTCTAACAGTAAACGTCGTTTAGGTGGGGGAGTTTCTCCTTCATCTGATGCACGACCTATCGACGACATCGACGATGCCGTTAATAGCAATGTGCTCAAAGACTTTTATGATAGTGCGATGATCGAAAATGGAAGTAAGTAGGTCTGCTAAATAGGAGGGCATAAACATGCCTTTGTTACCAGATCAGCTAGACGATTTTACTACCTTGACTCTTGATAACTTCAAGAAAAAGTCATGGGTGGATTTGAGTCTAGATAATCAACACCATTGCTTCGCAGCTAAGTTCCTTAGCGGCAAGGCACGTACTCCCTACCAAGGTGGAGCACACCTTAATTGGAAAGTACAGACGACTAACACCGGAACTGCAAAGTTCTCGGAGTTATACAGCGTTGACGCTACAGCAGTTAAAGATTTAATGACGACTGCTAAAGTGCCATTTACCAAAGCGACCGTTAACTTCAGTTATGACGTGGACGAGCAGAGCTTCCAATCTGACCGTGAAACGATCATCCGAGAAATCGACATCCGTCGTCACTCGGCGTTCAACGATTACTTTGAATTGATGGAATCGGCTTTATGGTCGTCTCCAGCAAGTGATAGCGAAAGCCCACGTACTCCATTAGGTATTCCCTTCTGGATTCAGAAGTCAACAACGACTCCTGGTGGTGGCTTCACTGGCGGTGATCCTTCTGGACACTCTAGTGGTGCAGCTAATATCAATGTCGCTGATGTACCTAACTGGAAGAACTGGAGTGGTAATTACACATCTGTTTCTCGTGATGACCTCATTGCGAAGATGCGTAAAGCTATTGCTCATACTTATTTCCAAGCACCGAAGCAATTCGCTGAACTTGGCAATGGTAAAGGTGATTCCGACTGGGCTTTCTACACCACTTATAGTGTCGTAGAAGACATGGAGAAATTGCTTGAATCTCGTAATGACAACCTTGGTGTTGATCTTGCGAAGTATGCAGGCAGTGTAGTCGTTAAGGGTAATCCAGTTGTCTGGGTTCCTTATCTTGACAGTAATGACAGTTCAAACCCAATTTATGGTGTGAATCACAAAGTGCTTCAATATCACTACAAGACGGGCAAGGACATGCTATGGCACCCACCGCAAAAAGCGGCACGCCAACATACCACAAGAGAAGTCCATATGGATTCTTGGGGTCAGTTCATCTGTCTAAACCGCCGTCGTTTATTCGTACTTTACGTGGCCTAATTAGAAAGGATTTAGTATTATGAGTGATCTATTTACTAGACCGCAACTTAAAGCTGCGTCCCTTCGTCGGGGCCTCAGCCCGACTCTTTGGAACCAAGCACCATTGGCACAACATGCCGTTGGTGGACTGGATCAAGGATTCGGTTTTATCGACGATTTTCTGACGTTTGACGATGAGAACAAATGGGTTCTCACTCAAGCAACGGCAGGAACTGCTGCGTTGGATGTGGCCGCCAAGGGTGGTGTGTTGTTGCTTGACTGTAACAGTACGACCAATAACCAAGGTGTGCAAGTTCAACTTGGTGGTGCTGCTGGCGCATCTTCCTTTATCGCTTCTGCGGCATCAAAGATTTACTTTGAAGCTCGTGTGAAGATTGCTGATATTGGGAGTACGACCTGCCAGTTGTTTGCAGGTCTAGCTGAAGTTGATACCTCTGTGCTTGCAAGTGCTGCAAACTCGACGGCCAATCATATTGGCTTTGAGGCTATCAACACGACAGCAATGGGAATCCACAGTGAAAAAGCTGGTAGTCGAAGCTCGACTGCTGCTGTTCACACTGTTGTGGATGATGATTACGTCAAGCTAGGATTCGTTGTAGATGGGTTGACTAAAATCACTCCATTCGTCAACGGCGTTGCTCAGACAGCCATTACTTCGGATATTCCAATTGTTGGAATGACCCCAAGTCTTGTTTGTCATTCTTCTGGAACAACTGATCCCATCGTCCATGTGGACTGGGTTGCTTGCTACCAAGAAGAAACCATCGCCAACTAGGATTAGTCTCCTGTGCGAGGTCCCGGTGGGTCGGATTCGTCTGATCTGCCGGGGCTGACCACGGGTTTTCACAGGAGAGAGACATGGACGGGTTGACTAAAGAAATTGAAGAAGTAACGAAGAACAAACTAACGAAAGCACAGAAGGAAAACCTAGAGAAAGCACATAGGTTATATCATGGAAGATTGACAGGACCACTACCATTTGCGGTACAAGTAGCCATCGCTGTACTCACACAAGAGGAATCGAAGGTTAAATCACTAAAGCCTACAGTCTCAAGTCAGGCTAAACCAATTAACAATAAGAAATCTGCATGAGTTTTATAAGAGCCGAAGCCGTTACAGGGTTTACATTTGGACTTGTGAATAAGACCACAGGGGCTGCGCTAACTGGTGCAGCTGCTGGTATTGGTAAGTATATCACTAAGGACGGTGGGACTCAGGCTTCCATAGCAGGCTCTATAGCCGAGGAAGGTAATGGGCAGTATTCTGTCAACCTAACGGCTGCGGAGATGACAGCGGCCATCGTAGGCCTCTTATTCACCCACTCAAGTGCAGTACCCGTACAGTTTACCATTCGCACTGTAGGTTCCCCAGCAGATACATCTACTGAGAGCACGTTAAGTGTGGATCGGGACTACCTACGAAAAGAAGTAGGGTGGTTCTGGTTAGGTGAACGAACATCGGCTAATTGGTCAGCAGACGAGGGAACTCAACTAGATGATATTATCGCTTCAGGATTGAGGTCTTTTTATCATCCACCCCCTACACAGAACACACCTCGTGGTCATAAGTGGTCATTTATGGAACCTACGACGACCAAGGTGTTAGTAGCAGGAACAGCCGATTATACCTTGTCGGCAAACTTCGGAGGTCTTATGGGAACGATGACGTATTCAGTGGAT